GATGTGGCGGTGCTTGTGCTGGCAGTGAAGATGATAAGAGAGAGGAGGTGAGGAAATTGTGAATAGAATTTTATATAAGTTTGCCAGCTTGAAATTAAAAAAACTAATGAATAAGTTTGATAAAAAGCTGGGACGAGTTTATACGGGAAAGTTTAAGGATGTAAAATCAAGTTTTCCGTTAGGGTGGGAAAATAGAACTATAGTTGTATTTTATATCAATGAAAGAGAAACCTATATGTGTGATAAGGGACTGAATAACAGTCATTACATGGCTGAGCTGCTTGAAAGAATAGAGTATAAAGGTGTTTCGTGCTATGTGAATGAAAATACTATTATCATACAAATTTAAAGTATATACATTCATTTAATAAAAAATGAATGTATATACCGTCAGTAACTTATGATAACTGTTTATTTATCCAGTCAAGGATACTCTGAATATTATCCCAATTTTCAATTACGAATTTAGCATTGGAACAAATTATTTTAAGTACATGAGTTATTTTGTCCAAAGTTGATTTTTCGTTTGTAGGATATGAAATGTTAGCAGCATCACACAAGTTAAAAATTTTGTTCCTGACTTCATCAGGAACTATGATGTGTTGTTTTTGAATTTCATCAACAAGGCGAAGTTTATCAAGTGTTAAGTCACAATATCTGAAGTTACTGAGTTCACCATAGGTAAAATTTGATAAATCGCCATATGTAAGATGAAAGTTATTGTCAGCCATTGAGTTGTCTCCTTTCTAGGTACTCGGCTGGTGGCACAGCCTGTATTTAGAGTATAGGAGACAAAGGCAGATAAGACAATAGGTGAAAGTTTTACAGATTGCGTTTAAAGCATTTGAAGTAGTTGCAGATGTGGCGGTGCTTGTGCTGGCAGTGAAGATGATAAGAGAGAGGAGGTGAGAGTGTGTATCAGATTATGGCGAGCTGGGCAGATGCTAAAAACAGAAATAATGTAACTCTTGAACAGAGGGTTATTGACAAGGTTGTTGCAGATGCATTGCAGACAATAAAAAATGGACTTCCAGAGGAAGCCCAAACAGTAGAAATTTTACAATATGTCATTGATGAAATGATAGTGGAGGTTAAAGGAAAGAAAATACAGTTATAACATTTTTTCAACCATATCTTGAAGTGCATATGAAATAAATTACAGGAAAGCGAGGTAATAATATTGTTTGCGGAAAAATTAAAAGAAGTGATGGAAACTTTAGGGATTAGTCAGAAGCAGTTATGTGTACTGACTGGTATTGGAAAAAGTTCAATCAGTCAGTATTTGACAGGCAGAAATGAGCCGACGGCTGACAGGAAAAAGAAAATTGCACTAGCTCTTGGGTTAAAAGGCAATTACTTTGATCCTTATGGAGAATATCCAAAGTTAAAGACTTATGGAAAGATTAAAAGTCTGATGGTTACTGATGCGGCTAAACTTTTAGGAATGAATGCGAATACGGTTCGTAAAGGACTGCAACAGGGTGTTTTCCCGTGGGGATATGCTATAAAGACATCTGAGAATAGATGGACATATTTTATAAATGCGAAAAGTTTTATTGTTACGGAGCATTTGGAGGGGGAGTTGAAAATATGACAGAAACGGAGATACTCAAAATCATGGCGGAGGCAAAAAGACAGGTTGAAGCTGATGCAAGAGCATCAAAGGCATATCGCTATGAAGATATGAGGGAAAGAAAAATAAAAGAAATATATGTGTTTTATCCGGAGATTGCCGAACTTACGGCAGGGAAGTTTAAGGAGCTGTGGGACGCAGCATAAGGAGGAAAAGCAATGAGAGTAAAAGAGTACATAACAAAAAGAAGATGCCGTGTGTGCGGCAAAGAAACGCATGACATGAAAAAGTCAGTGTGTTCATGCGGCTGTTTTATGTATCCAATAGGATATATTTACACACCAATAGGATATATTTACACAAAAAAACAGTTACTTAAGTGAGCTGCTTAAGTAACTGAGGGGTGAGGTAAAACCTCTGAAAAAAATTTACGAGATTATTATACCTCACCCTTAGAAATAAGTCAACTAAAAGCCTTGAAAAATAGGCTTTTAGCACTTGCTTAAACTATTAACTTTACGACAGAGGGGTGAGCGGATGTATTTTAAGACTACAGTTATAGCAGGTAAAACCATAGAGGTTATGAAAGGCTATAAGAGGAGAGTGGCAAAAGGTAAGAGAGCAGAAAAAAACAGGCTCACACCTGAGGAGATGGATAAGGTTAATCAGAAGAATGCGGCTAAAAAATTAAGATGGACTATAGCGGCTAATTTCCAGGGAGGAGATTTCCATGTGGTACTCACATATCTCCGGGAGAACAGAAAGACTCCGGAAGAAGCAAAAAAGATAGTCAATAAATTTATCCGTGCCATGCGTAAGGAGTATAAAAAAGTTGGTGCAGAATTTAAGTATATTCATGTGACTGAATACCAAAACACAAGTATCCATCATCACATAATTATAAACAACTTGGAGTATGTAAATGTGACAGGCTGGGTAAAAAAACATTGGGAGTATGGCAGACCGAAATTTACTGTGTTAGATGATACCGGGAACTATCAGAAATTAGCTGATTATCTAATCAAGGAAACATCAAAGACTTTCCGGGAGAACGATGGAGGTCATAAGCAGAGATATTCATGCAGCAGGAATTTAATACATCCTGAACCTGTTACCACTGTTGTTCATGCGGGAAAGTGGAGGAGAGAGCCGAAGCCGATTAAAGGGTACTACATAGTGCCGGACAGCGTGGATAATGGAACATCAAATTTTGACGGTTATCCGTTTCAAAGCTACATAATGGTGTCACTTGATGCCGGGATGCCTGAGGGTCTTAATAAAGAGCAGAGGGACAGATGGCGGCGGCAAAAAGCTGAGTGGGAACTATATAAAAAATAGGTGGTTTGAAATGCCGTTTTCGTTTAGGAAATACTAATACTGAGAGGTGTTTTATACAAATAAAGCGGTCAAAATGTCTGTTTACCCAGTAAATACTAATGGTGAGGTGATTTTTTGAGGGTAATTATTTACATAAAGATTGAGTGTCACGGAAATCCATCCGGATATGCAAAGACGGTCATATATCTGACATATAAGTCTAATGTGTCAAAGGTGACTCTTGTTAAGCAGGATGTGACAAAAAATGCCATGTGCATTGTGGCGGTGATTGAAGCACTGAAAAAGCTGTTGAAGCCGTGTGAGGTGCAGATATATCTTGATAGTGATTATGTAATAAACGCAATGGCACATATGCGGCAGTGGAAAGCAAACGGTTGGAAGCGTGCAGGAATGAGAGAGGTCAAAAATAAGGTGCTGTGGCAGCAGTTGGATATGCTGACGCAAATCCATAAAGTGAAAGTATCAAGATTTAGCGAGAGTCAGGAAAAGAGGTGGGAAGAATTATGCGGAGCATAGTGCAGAAAGATAGCACAAAGTGTTTTTTGTGTGGTGAGCCTGAAAACTATAAAAATGGAATATATGACAGGCTTGAGGAACATCATATATTTTTCGGAACAGCAAACAGAAAGAAGTCTGAAAAGTGGGGCATGAAAGTGTATTTGCATGGTGTTGAGTGTCACCGATGTGGAAATAAATCGGTGCATAAGAACAGAAATGTTGATTTGAAATTAAAGCAGATGGCACAAATGCGATTTGAACAGATTCAAGGCTCAAGAGAATTGTTCAGAAAAGAATTTGGCAAGAGCTGGCTTTAAGAAAACAGGAGGGTAAAACATTGAAGAAAATTGTATCAATAATAAATTTAAAAGGTGGTGTTGCAAAGACCACCACGGCAGTTAATTTTGCGTATGAGCTTGCCAATAGAGGTCAGAGAGTGCTTATCGTGGATAATGATAAGCAGGGAAATTTGTCAAAGGCATTTAAAGGTTATGATCCTTTTAATAAATATACGACTGCTTATCTGATGACTAAAAGGGATGCGGATGTATCAAAGGTGATTGCAAAAACGAGATATGAGAACATTGATATTATCCCGGCAAATATGCACCTGGCAAATGCAAATATGTCCGTGATGATGGATATGTCAAGGCAGCAGCAGACGAGATTACATAAGGCTTTTGCCGATGGTGGAATATATGACAGATACGATTATATGGTTATTGATAACGCTCCGGATATAAATATATCCATCATTAACGCATTGACGATAAGTACGGATGTAGTTGTACCGTTGATAATCGACCAGTACAGCATGGACGGTCTTGACATTCTGAAGGAGCAGTTGCAGCAGGTTAAAGAAGATTTTAATGAGGGTATAAATTTTGATGGATGTCTTGTTACTCAGTGGCAGAAGAATGATGTGAATATTGAGGGGCTGGAAGTGATAAAGAAAAGTTATCCGGTCTTTGAAACAAAGATAAGGCGAACAAATGCGAAAGTGCAGGAAAGTACATTTGCAAAAATTCCGCTGATTGAGTATTCAAAGCGGTGCGGTGCTTCGATTGACTATAGGAAATTTGTAGACGAGTGGTTGAATGAGTTTGCAAAGTAGGAGGTGGCAGCAGTTGGTAGGTTTTGACATAACACACTTCATGAGTGATGAAAGCAAAAAAGGAATTAAGGATAATTTTAAAATTGAAAAAGTGTCTGTTAGGAAGATGAAGCCATCTAAAGACAATTTTTATTCTATTGATGAGGAAGAAATAACAAGACTTGCAAGGACGATTGAGCTTGTAGGTTTACAGCAAAATTTTGTCGTAAAGAAAATACCTGGAGCAGATGAATATGAAGTTATAGCCGGGCATAAAAGACGGCTTGCTGTGCTTAAATTACTGGAGGAGGGCAAGGAAGAATTTGAGATGCAGCCGTGTAAGATTATTTATACGGATGATGATATTAAGAATGAACTTACCTTGATTTTTACGAACTCTACCCAGCGTATCAGAACGGATGCGGAAATGATGAAAGAGGTTGAAGAAACAGACAGGCTTTTAAAACAGCTCAGGGAAACTCAGAAGATTGAAGGGCGGACGGATGAGATTATTGCTCAGTTGATTGGCAGCAGTAAGTCACAGGTCGCAAGATTAAAGAAAATCAATAATAAACTGATTGAGCCGCTTAAGAGTGAATATGAAGCCGGGAACATCAGCACGGCGGCAGCAGATAAAACGGCATCATTGTCAGCAGAAAAGCAGAAAGAGGTATTGAAAAAGTATGAAGATACCGGGGAGCTTAAAGCGGATGATGTTTTACCGGGACAGATGTGTGTAAATGACTTTCCAGATATGGTACCGGAAAGTTTAAAAGATACAACCAGCCTTATAGCATCGAAGCAGGATGAAAGTAGGAATGAGTTAAGCAAAGAGATTTTATCATTAAAACAGGATTTGGATAAATATTATGAATATCTCACTGACATAGAAAAAAGAACTATTCAGGATATTTTGACAGCGGCAGCAGAGAGAGGGGGTGGGCGATTGTGAAAAGATTGTTGATAAATGTACTTAGCATTAGTATTTCCTGGATGCCGAGCGTGTTAATAATTTGTGCAGCACTTTGTTTGGTGGCAGGATTATTTGCGATAGCATGGATAAGTATATCAATAGGTCTTAGATTGATTGTGACAGCAGTTGATTTTGTTATCTTAGCATTTTTAGCTGACTTTATAGGAGGTAAACATGGGAAAAAAGAAAAATAAGGGAATAGTGGACAATACAGTAGTTAATATAGATTTTCCACGCACACAGTTCAGGCAGGTAAAACAGATGGATCATATGACTATGAAAAGATTTATTGAAAATGTTTATATGCAGGGATATGACAAGGCGGCAGAAAGAACAAAAGATGTAAAAGAGGATATAAAGCCGGACAAGATGCTGGCTGATATATCACAGATAAAAGGAATAGGTGATAAGAAGCTGGCAGAGATAGCGAAGATAGTTAATAGCTATTTAGGATGTGCAAAGGTTGAGGAGGGATAAAGTGACGCAGGAGATAGACAAAGAAGTTTTAAATATTATCACGGAGACAGCAAATAAAACGGCAACAGCAACAGTTGATGAAGCTATAAAAAAAATGTCCTCATTTAGCTGGATAGAGAGGATAAAAGCAATATCGAAGGACTACTTTACCAGTACAGAAAAATTACTGTATGCGTATCCAGCTTTACAGTCACATCTTGAACATGAAGATGAATATTTTGATATGGCTTTTCATGGTTCTTCTAGCAGTATTGTGAAGTTTTCAAAATTCAAGGTTTCAAAGCCGGAGGAAGAGCAGATTTTGAAAGACAGGAAGGAAAGCTATAACCGTTCCAAGAGTGATTTAGAGAAGATTGAGGAAGCTCTTGACAGCATAAAGAATGAAAAGGGTTATGAGATAATAAGTCTCAGATATTTTGTGAATAAAAAGGATGGAAATACAAGGACATGGCAGGAAGTTGCGGAGGAAATTGGTAAGTTAGATAACTATCCGGATGATATAGCGGAGAGTACTATCCGGAAATATAAAAATCGTCTAGTAAGAAAGATGGCGGTAGTTATATTCGGTTCTGATGCAGGTAAATAATTGCCCCAGCCTGGGGCAGCAGTAAACAATGCACCTTAAATAATATAGCTGTAAAGCGTATCACACAAAAATAAATGATGGTGGTTGGTGCACCACCGGAAAGGAGAAAAAATGTTAAACAGGATTTTGGATAAATTTGCATATGTGAAAGATTTAAAAATGAGAATAAGACAGCTTGAAGCAATGGGTCATACTCTTATGATACAGAAAAGTGAAGCGGTTAGAAATGAGAGAGAATATAAAGAAAAGTATAGAGGTATAAAGAAAAATTGTGAAAGGCTTGAAGCTGGGTTTATAAGTATGCTTGAAGACCCTCATATGATTTATAACAATTTACAGTTGGATGGTAAAAGTGTGTGTATAGCATTTAACAGGCTTGAAGCATTAAGGAAAACAAAAGAAATAAAGTGTAGTGTGATGGTCGGACAGGATGTGGTTGAATTTAAAACTGTGCTGAGAGGAAAGGCAGATAAAGAGTGAAAAGAGAGGCAGAGAAAGAGATTATTAAAACCATTGGAGAACTTAGCGGAAGTTATACACCATATGTAATATTTACGGACTGGGTAAAAATGACAGCTATTGCTATCCAAAACTCATGCTGTGCATTACATGATAAAACATGGCAGACAAGGGAAAAAGCATATATAGATACAGCTAAAAAATATAGTAATCAAGAGAGAGCATCACTTTGTAAGATGCAGGCATTATTATGGCAGTCATTTCAAGAGTATGGAATATATGACTATTTGGGTGACATTTATATGCGGTCTGGAGCAGGAAGCAAAGCAACAGGACAGTTTTTTACACCGTTTCATATTTCAGAATTGTGTGCGGCTTGCAGACTTAAGGATGTGACTATGGAAGAAAATATAAAAATGAGTGAACCCAGCACCGGAGGCGGCGGTCTGATTTTAGCAACCGCTAAGGTGCTTTGCGATAAGGGGATAAATTATCAAAGATGCCTTGATGTGGTAGCAAGGGACTTGGACTGGAACGGGGTTTATATGACATATGTGCAATTATCCATGATAGGGATTAAAGCGGTGGTTATACAGGGTGATACACTGGCAGAACATGAAAAAAATTACAATGCCGAAAGGTTCTTGATAACCCCGGCAAAGATAGGAGCAATATTATGACGGACAGAGAAAAGTTATTTAATGATATATGTGTGTTGATACAGGATGATGAGCTACGCAACAGGATATATATAATGATGGATAAGTATGAAATTACCCAGAGAGAGACAAGTGTAGCTCTTTTAGAGGAAGATAGAAACGAGTATTTGCTGAAAACATTTATAATAGGCAAAACAGTAAAAGGCTGCACGAAACGCACATTAAGATTTTATAAGAATACAATCAGTTTTGTGCTTAGATATATTGGAAAGACTGTTGATGATATAACAACGGAAGATATTCGTTTGTATATAGCACAAAGACTGTATCACGATAGAGTTTCAAAAACAACAGTCGGAAATGAGATAAGAGCTTTAAGCAGTTTTTTTGGTTACATATACAATGAAGAAGTGATTAGGAAAAATCCAATGTTGCGTATTGAAAAGATAAAAAGAGAAAAAACGAAGAAAGAAGCATTTACAGAGATTGAACTTGAAAAGATGAGGGCACAGCTTGAAACGAACAGAGAAAAAGCCATATTTGAGATTTTATTATCTACGGGGTGCAGAGTAGCGGAGCTGGTAAATGTTAAAAAATCAGAGGTAGATAATGATGAAATGCTTGTTCATGGAAAAGGAGAAAAGGACAGAACAGTATATCTTAATGCAAAAGCACTGTGGGCATTAAATGAATATCTTAATGAAAGACAGGATACTTCTCAATATTTATTTGCAGGGGGGCATTATGGTTGGTTCTTAGGCAGCCATAAAGGATTGAGTTCAAAGGGACTTAAAGAATGGTATAAAAATGCTGAATGGGTAGATGAAGAAAGGCATATCACTATGGACTCTGTAGAAACCATGATTAGGAAAATTGGTGAAAGGGCAGGAGTAAAGGCTCATCCACACAAATTTAGACGCACCTGTGCGACATTTGCACTTCGCAGAGGTATGCCAATAGAACAGGTAAGTAAAATGTTGGGGCATGAGTCAGTTGAAACAACACAGATATATCTTGACTTATCAGAACAGGATTTAAAAGCGGCACATAAGAAATTTGTGATTTGATGGAGGTAGAAACATGGGAGAGATTATATTACATCCTTGCGATAAGAATTATTGCGAGGAGTGTATTTACAGTAACAGAGATAACGGTGCCTGCAACAATGAAAAATATTTTAAAAATATGTACAAGGTAAATTGTGAATGGAAATTTTGTCCATATAAAAAAATTAAACGGATGGAGGGAGAAGAATGATTGATGAAAACATACTTATAAAAGTTTTTGAAAATAGGATTGATACATTTTTAAAGCAGCACCCAGACCAAAAAGATTGTGCAGCAGTGCAGGGACAGAGAGAAATTATACAGTTGATTGAGGCAGAAGCAAAAAGGCAGGAGGCAGAACGGCGAGAGCATATAAAGAGCTTTGAGTGTAAGCTGTTAGGCAGACTGGACGATATAAAGGAGTCAAAAGAAGCGTTTTGCGATGAGCAGGAAGAAAAGTGCGGTTTATATGATAGTTGTTTTAACTGTTTAATTGGTGGAATTGTCGATTTGATAAAACAACTTGAGGATGAACAGGAATACTCTTATGCAAACTTTGATGAATATGTGGAAGAGATTGCACCGTACTTTGATGCGGAATACAATGACTGCTTTTGTGACGGCATTAAACAGGCAATTATGGTTATTAGAGCGGCTTTTAGAGAGAAGATGCCGAGGATAGTGGAATATGTAGTGACAAAATGAAGATAAGGGAGGATATATATGACAGCTAGTGAATCAATAAAGTTTATGAAATTATTTCGGAATGAATGGGATAAATATAGTAAAACGAGAAATGCGAAGGCTTTAGACATTGCGATACAGGCACTTGAAAAGCAGATACCAAAGAAATCTAAAAAAAATACAAATTCTAACATATATTTTTGCCCTGTGTGTGAAAGAAAAGTTGCTCATAATCACGCTCTTTATTGCTCAGGTTGCGGCCAGAAATTAGATTTGGGGAAGAAAATGAGGTTGATTAGTGATGAAGATTTAAAAGATAGAGCAAGTGAGTATTGCTTATCAGAAGATGAGTTCAGGAGGTTTTGCAAAATAATAGATGAAGAACCAACGGCTTGTGATGTGGATAAATTGATAAAACATTTAAACGATTATGCTTTGCAGGAAGCACCAAACGATAATGAAAGTCCGGGAGAAAGAAGAATATCAAAAGCTGTGTATGATACAATACAGAATTGTATTAAGAGTATAGAAGATGAGCAGAAAGTAAGGAAAGGATAAAATAATGGATGCATATGAAAAGATAATAAGTATCATGCGTAATCAAGGGGCGGTGAAGAATCCTATTGTGTTGCAATTAGCGGAAATGACAGACGCAACAAGCTGTGATATTGGTGAGCTGCATTTAGAAGCGGAGGACTTATTTATATCACAGCATTTAACAGACTATGAGATAGAGATAGAGTTATCAGGCAATAAAAAAGATGCAATAATATACGGACATTTGAAAAAAGGTGACATTGTTCTTATACAGAGAATGAGTGATGAAAAGTATGTTATCATTGAAAAATTATTGGAGGCAGCAGATGAGAACTAAAACAGTTGAAGTAGTAAGAGTAGATGCAATGATAGACTTTTTGCTTGAATGCAAAGAGGATTTCATGGATATTATCAGAAACAAAGGTGTGCTATTTCCGTGCTTTACTTATCCGATTAACTATGTTATTATTTTTACAATGCAAAAAGCAAAGTTAATCTAGGCGGTCGAAAGACCGTCTTTTTTTGTAGGAGTTAAAAGTATGGCATTTAAAAAGTTTTGTTCGCATTGTGGTTGTAACAGGCTGATTGATTGTACTGAAAGATATTGTGATGTGCATAAGAAAAGAGATAAGGCAGAGAGTGATAAGCAATATGACAAGCATCAGCGCAACAAGGAATCAAAGGCTTTTTACAATTCAACAGCATGGAAAAGGAAGCGGCAGCAGATACTTATCAGGGATAAAGGAATAGATGTATATGTGTATATGACAGAGGGCAGAGTAGTAAAGGCTGAGCATGTGCACCATATAGTTGAGATTGATGAAGACCCAAGTCTTGCGTTGTTTGATGACAATCTTATCTCATTGAGTGCGGCAACGCATAGCATCATATCAGGAGTATATAAAGATGCAAGAAAGCGGCAGCAGATGCAGGCAAAATTGAGGGCATTTTTGCGTGATTTTAAGTTATAGAGGGGGTAGGGGGTACCTGGAAGTTTTTGGTATCTCCGCTGTAGACCGCCGCCCCTCATAATTCACGCAAAAACTCCCCAAATGAACTTTTTTTAGGAGGTGATTTTTATAGCAGGGAGGAACAAACAGCCGATTGACTTAATCGCCGCAAAAGGGCGAAAACACTTGACAAAAGCGGAATATGAAGAAAGAAAAAGTGGTGAGGTTTCAGCACCTTCGGATGCTGTAAAAACACCACTTTTTTTGACTAAAAAAGAGCAAAAAACATTTGAAGAATTATCACAGATGTTGATTGACATTGGTGTCATGACAAATCTTGACAGCAATGCCCTGGGTGCTTATATCAAAGCGGTATCAAATTATGAAAAAGCAGTTAAGCAGCTTGATAAAATTCGTTTATCTTATGATAAGAAAAAAGATATGACAAAAGAAGAACAGGAAGTAGTTGCGTGGGCAAAGTTCAATAAGCAGCATAAGATTGTTGTGAGGTGCGAAAAAGAAATGAAACTTTTAGGTGCACCATTTGGACTCGACCCATTGAGCCGCTGCAAACTTGTCATACCAAAGAAAGACGAAGATAAGCCGAAAAATAAATTTTTAAGTGGCTAAGATATATTCCGGTGATGATTTTGTCACCAGATTTGCAAAAGCTAACGAAAAAAATAAAAAAAGGTTCGGCGAAGATGCGAGACTTGCTTTTAAAAGGCATCTTGATGACCTGAAAAGGTCAAAAAAGAATGATGATACTTTTCCGTATGTTTTTGATGGAGAAAAAGCGAAAGAGATTATTGAGTTTGCAAATAAGCTGACGATTGCGGAGGGTGCAGGTGATGAAATATTTACCTGTGACGACTGGCAGGAGTTTATACTTGGTTCTCTGTTTGGCTGGGTGCATAAAGATACTGGCAAACGAAGATTTACAGACAGTTATGTGCAGGTCGCAAGGCAGCAGGGTAAAAGTGTTTTAAATGCTGTGCTGGGAATGTATTGTAGCAATTTCTGTAATTATAACTATGCACAGGTCTATTGTACGGCTACAAAGTCAGACCAGGCTAAGATTGTACTTAAAGAAGTTATTAAGTTTATTGATGCTGATGCCGATTTAAGTGAACTTTTTGAAACTAAGGAGTATAACGGTGAAGTTAGGTGCAATTTGACACAAGGCATCATAAAAGCACTTGGACGAGATACAAAGTCTATTGACGGTTTTCGACCGTATTTAGGAATAGTAGATGAGTATCATGCTCACAAGGATAATCAGATGTATAAGCTCCTTAAAGGCGGCACAAGAAACATGAAAGAAAGCCTTGTCAGTGTAATCACAACTGCAGGTTTTAATCTTAATGGGCCATGTTATGAGCTGTATAAGTATTGTCGCAGAGTATTGCGTGGTGTTGATGCCAACGACAGGCAGTTTATTTATATTGCTCAGATGGATGAGAAAGACGATATATGGAATCCTGACAACTGGATAAAGTGCTGTCCGCTTACCGGAAAAGATAAAGAACTTATGTCACTTATGCAGACAGACGCAGTAAAAGCTAAGTCGATGGGTGGCGATGAGCTTCTTGACTTTATGACAAAAGCATTAAATATCTGGGTGACAAGTTCTGAAACGGCTTTTATCGACCTCAAGGATTGGGAAAAATGTGCGTCAGGAAGAACACTTGATGATTTCAAGGGAAGTGCTGCATATGTAGGTCTTGATTTGTCAAGCGGCGGTGATTTGACAAGTTTATGTATTGAAATACCATACATAAATGATGATACCGGGGATAAGTGTTATTATATCTTTTCACATTCGTTCATGCCTAAGCGACGGTTGCAGGAGCATATGGATAAAGAGGATAATGCACCATATGTTATTTGGGAAAGAGAGGGTTTGCTGACGGTAACGACAGCAGGCGGAGGGATTAAGACAGATTATAAGGCTATACTCAGGTATCTTCATGAGATTGTAGATACATATGAGATTGATATACAGATGATTTGTTATGACCCTCATAATTCGAGTGCATTTCTGCCGGATTTAGAGGATTTCGGTTGTGATATGGTTGAAGTAAGACAGAGTGCATTAAGTCTTAATGATGCAACAAGAGATTTTCAACTTGAAGTTAAAGCACATAATATCGAATATAACGAAGATGATAAGTTATTAACCAGATCGATGAATGATGCAATACTGTCTGCACCAAACCAATATGGAGATGTCAAAATAGATAAGATGATTCAAAAGAACAGGATAGATCCATGCGACGCAGTAATCTGTGCACATAAATATGCGATGAGTGTTGAAGTTGATGATACAGATATAAATGACAGCGTGGCGGCATATCTGAAAATGTTAGGAGGTGATGATGATGACGAAGCCGATGGAGAGATTTAAGGCGAGCCTTAAAAATATAGCAGACAGCATAGCAAGACCTACAGCCGGGGCAGATGAGGACAGGCTTCTTGACTGGCTGGGTATATCTGATACAAGAAAAGATGTGCTAAGCGAAGTAACATACTTTACCTGTCTGAAAGTGCTTGCGGAAACGCTTGGAAAGATGCCGATTAAGTTTTATCAGGATACGGCAACAGGGAAACAGGCTCCTGAATCTAACAAGGCTCATTATTTATTAAAAAACCGTCCTAATCAGTTTATGACACCGTCAACATTCTGGGCGGCGGTTGAAAATAACCGAAATCACTATGGAAACGCATATGTATGGATAAGAAGAGTGCTTAACCGGGAAAAGTTTGGCGGCACATACGATATAGCAGATATATGGATAATGCAGAGCAGTAATGTGACGGTAGTTGTTGATGATAGCGGAATTTTTGAGAATAAGGGGGATGTCTACTATTGGTACCAGGATAAATACTCAGGAGAAAGCTATATTTTTCCTTCAAGGGATGTGATGCATTTTAAAACCTCGACGAGTTTTGATGGAATAACAGGTGCATCTGTCAGAGAAATACTTAAAAAGACTATTAGAGGTGGTCTTGAAAGTCAGACTTTTATGAATAATCTCTATGAAGGTGGCTTGACAGCCAGAGCAGCACTGCAGTACACAGGTGACTTAAATCCCAAACTACAGAAAAAACTTATAAAGCAGTTTGAAGAATACACAAACGGAGCGAATAATGCAGGAAAGTTTGTGCCAATTCCTATCGGAATGAAGATAGAACCGCTTAATATAAAGCTGACAGACAGCCAGTTTTATGAGTTAAAGAAATATACAGCATTGCAGATTGCGTCAGCGTTTGGCATTAAGCCCAACCAGATAAATGACTATGAAAAATCATCATATAGCAACGCTGAGATGCAGAATCTTTCTTTCTATGTCGATACGGAGCAGTTTATCCTTAAGCAGTATGAAGAGGAAGTAAGCTATAAAATGCTCACTGATGAGGAAAGACAGGATGGAAAGTATTTCAAATGGAACGAAAAGGCTATACTTAGAACTGATTCGGAAACGCAGGCGAAGATACTTTGCTCATATATTCAGAATGGAGTGTATAAGCCGGATGAAGCGAGAGACTGTCTTGATATGCCTCATGCGGACGGTGGTGATGCTTTGATGTGTAATGGTAACTATATAAAACTAACGGATTTGGGAGCGAATTATGCTCAGACAGGTAATCAAAATAACGATGATAATTCACAACTCCAGGAATGAAAAAACAGGTTATAAGAGAGGAGCAGATAGAAATGTCAGTTTTAAAGTTGAAAAAGACAGATAGAAAATCAAACAGGATAAGAGACTGTGGAAGTATTGAGATTAAGAACCAAGCGGATAACGAAGCTGAAATCTGTTTTTACGGAGATATAAACAGCGATTCGATGGGTGAATGGAGCAAATACTTTCCTGACGATAAATGTCCGTCTGATATTAAAGAGTTTTTCGACCAGCTCAGTGATGATGTTGAAAAAATTCATGTTCATATCAATTCAGGAGGCGGTTCAGTGTTTGGTGGCATAGCAATTTATAATCTGCTGAAAAATCATAAAGCGGAGATAATCGTACATGTTGATGCTTTGGCTGCATCTATAGCATCGGTCATTGCAATGGCAGGCGATAAAATCATAATTCCTAAAAACGCTCAGCTTATGATTCACAAGCCTATGGCATGGGTTAGCGGTAATGCTGATGAAATGAGAAAAGAGGCTGATGTGCTGGACGGATGCCAAAAGGTTATTTTATCAACTTATATGGAGCATGTTAAAGAAGGTGTTACAGAAAAGACAATCAATGACCTTATAAATGCTGAAACATGGTTGAATGGTGAGGAATGTCAGCAGTATTTTGATTTTGACATGGAGGAAAGCAATGAGGCGGTGGCAGCAGCCGACAGTGAATATTTTGACAGATACGATAATTTGCCGGAGAAATATAAAAAGCTGTCAGATGATAATAAAGCAGATGACTGGCAGAAAGATTTTGCACAATGGTGTAAAAAGTCATTGAAAGAGCTGGAAAACATCAATAAAAAGATTGATAATATCAATGAAAAGGATGATATTGCGGTATCTGCTGAAAAGCAGAAAAAGGAACATGATGACAGAGTTGCGGCTATATTGAATGATTTAGCCTATCTGTGATAAAAAGCTGTTATGAAAATTAGCACCCGGATAGGGTGCTTTTTTGGTACAAAAAGAGATAACTGAAAAGTTGTCTTTTTTTATTATAAAAACATAAAACAGGAGGTAGAGAATGAATCCAGAGTTATTAAAGTTATTTAATGCGATTAACGCAAAGAAAGAGGAAGTAAAGAAGTTTTGTGCAGAGGACAGACTTGACGAGGCAGAAGTGGCGAAAGAAGAATTAAAGCAGATGCAGAACAAGTTTAATCTTATGTATGACCTTTTCAATGATGAAGAGGAACAGCACAGAAATGAGATTGAGGATGGCAAAGGGAAAACAGCTAGTGAGCCGGAAAACAAGAAAGATAGTGTTAAGGCATTTACAAATGTTCTGAAAGCTGTAGTAAATGGTCAGCCTGTTGCGACAAAGGACTTGGAAGTTATTGACGCAATGTCTGAGGGAAGTGATCCTGACGGTGGTCTTATCGTTCCTAAAGACATCAGTACAAAGATTAAGGAGTTAAGACGCTCGTTTGATGCACTTGAAATGCTTGTTAATGTTGAACCTGTCACAACTGAGACAGGCAGCAGGGTTATCGAAAAAGAGGCGGATAGCACACCTTTTGACAATGTTGACGAAGCTGCGGAGTTTGGCGAAATATCAACACCACAGTTTGAAAAGATTGACTATAAGGTCAAGAAAAAGGGTGGAATATTAAAGGTTACAAGAGAGCTTTTGCAGGATACCGCCGAGAATATCATGTCATATCTTAACAACTGGATTGCCAAGAAGTCTAAGGCAACAAGAAATGCTTTGATATTAAAGGCAGTAAGAGAAAACGCAGCACAGCACACGGTAGAGTCAATAGATGACTTAAAAGATATTTTTAACACAGTGATTGACCCGGCTATAGCAGTAAGTTCGTGCATCGTAACAAACCAGGATGGCTATAACTGGCTTGATAAATTAAAGGACAAGGACGGCAGATACATTATTCAGCCTAATCCTTTAAATAAGACAGAAGGACTTTTATTCGGCAAATATGCGATTAAAGTCGTGTCAAATAAAACGCTCAAATCAAATTATCCAGCTACAGGTGGCTATGGTATCCCAATTATTTGCGGGGATTTAAAGGAGTTTGTGACTATCTTTGACAGGGAACAGCTTGCCATTGACATAAACGACAGAGCCGGAGAATACTGGAAGCGTGACGAGACTGCTATGAAAGTCAGGGAGAGGCTTGATATACAGGTTGTTGACAAGGCGGCAGCAGTCGTTGCAGTTGTGCCTGTAAAAGCTGATACGGACAGCAATGGAAAGTATTCCGATGATGAATTAAATGCACTTACAAAAGAACAGATCTTAAATCTTGCTGAAAGTCTTAATTATGAAATGACAAAGACAAAAGCAGATACAAAAGAAGAAATTGTTGCAGAGTTTAAAACTAAGGCAGGGCAGTAAAAAGTGCAGCTAAGTAAAAGGTGTCGGTATAATTCCGATGCCCTTTTGCCCCAGCTTGGGGCAGTATGGAGGTGAGTGATATTGATTTTGTCATTTGATGAAGTAAAAAATTATATCAAGTTTGACTTTGAAGAGGGTGACGAGGACGAGGGCATCCAGGAAGAAATAAAATTTATAAAATTGTGCATGGCGGCAGCAGAAACATACTTAAAAAATGCGACCGGGAAAGAATACCCGGAACTGGATGAGGAGGGCAATAAGCCGGATTATTCACTTGAAAAGATTTATTTAGGTATGCTTATAGCTGATATGTACGAAAAGCGGACACCAGTCTGCAACGATAATCAGAGTTTTATAGCAAAATCAATGTTGCTGCAGCTCCAACTGAGTGATTAAGGGGGTGCGTTTTTGGATATAGGAAGAATGAATAAGCGTATCTCTGTTTATGGCTATGTTGACGAGATGAACGAACTTAAACAGAGCAGAAAAGTTTTGAAAAAAATTAAAACTGTCTGGGCGAGTTTTAATCCGGTGCGTGGTCGTGAATACTATGATGCTCAAAAAGTCAGGGAGGAAGTAACATATAAGTGTTATATAAGATATATGCCGGGAATAACGGCAGATATGTATCTTAGATATAAGAATGTTACATATAACATTACATCGGTGATAAATGTTAATAACGAAGATAAGATGTTAGAGATTTATTGCGTTGAGAATGTTAAGAAAGTAAGGCAGGTGAATGACGATGGCTGATGGAATAGAGATAAGCGGACTTGATGAACTTGCAGAAGATTTTAGGATTGTTGCGAGAAAATATCCGGACAGGGCAGGCGAAGAACTGAGGAAAGAAGCTAAGGAACTGAGAAAAGATGTTATCGCAATGGTTGAGAATGATACAGACGAGCATTTGACAAAAGATGGCTCAAAAACTAAACGCTCACTGACGAAAGCATCAAGTTACGAGATAAGTCCGGTTCAGGGATTTAACGAAAGGCAGTTTGTTGATATATCAGCGAAATCACCGCATTTTCACTTGCTTGAAAACGGTCATCAGCTTGTATCACATAAAGGGCGTGTGCTAGGTTTTGTCCCTGGATACCATTTTATGGATAGGGCGAGAAAAGAACATGCGAAAAAACTGCCAGAGAGAATGGAGAAGATGGTAAATCATTTACTGGAGAGTGAGAACTTATGACATTAAGTGAATTATTAAAGGGCTGCAATGAAGCATTGCAGGCGGTTTTTCCAATCGAAGAATACGGTTATTACGGTGTTGATATAGTAGAAGGCTATACAGCGCCGTGTTTTTTTGTGCAGATAAAACCAACTACAACCCCGGTCAACAGATATATAAGAAACAATGAGGTTACATTGTATATTAACTATTTTCAAAGCCGGACGGATGAAGTAGATCTGTTTGAAAAAGCAGACAGGATAAATCAGATTTTCGACAAGTCGGTAAAAATCGGTGACAGATATGTTCATGTTGGAGATGTAGATTTTGACTTTGTAGGAAAAGACAGAAATATATTGCAGGCAACTATTGAATTGCAATATCACACAGCTATTAAACCAAACACCACACAGCCACCTATGACTGAGGTGTCAATGAGATATGACAAGGAGGAATAAAAGACATGGGAATGCCTTCAGTACAGATTAGCTTTTCAGAAAAGGCTATCACGGCAGTACAGCGTGGCAACAACGGGATTGTTGCACTATTATTAAAAGACAAAAGCGTACAGAAGATAACAGAGAGTGACAGCGGAGCAACGACAGATGTTGAAGTTGTCGAGATAGAAACAGCAACGGATATTCCGTTGACTATATCCGAAGAAAATCAGAAGCAGATTGCAAACGCTTTAATCGGATATTCTAATCCGCCTAAAGAGGTTGTTGCAGTAATAATAAATAATGAAGCGGCAGCTTACACAGAAGCACTAAAGAAACTTGAAACAATTAAATTTAATTATCTTGCTATTCCAACAGTAGAGACGGATGAGCAGACACAGACAGTCGTCGCCTGGATAAAAGAGCAGAGAGAAAATGACAGGCTTGTAAAGGCAGTGCTGCCAAATACGGCGGCAGACACGGAAGGAGTTGTGAATTTTGCGACTGAAAAGGTGTATATCAATAATACTGAGTACACGACAGAACAGTATTGTTCACGAATAGCAGGATTGCTTGCAGGTACGGATATGAGCATATCGGCAACATATGCACCACTTCCGGAACTTACTGATTGCACAAGACTATCTAAAAAGGATATGGATAATGCGGTAGATGCCGGAAAATTTATCATATGGCATGATGGCGAAAAAGTTAAAACAGGCAGAGCAGTGAACTCACTTGTAACAAATGCAAAAAAGGGTGACAGCTTTAAAAAGATTAAACTTGTTGACACAATGGATCTTATCAAAGATGACATCAAAAAGACAGCACAGGACAGCTATTTGGGTAAATACCCAAACACATACAATAACAAATGTTTGCTCATGGCGGCAATTCAGACATACCTTGATTCGCTTATTGCATCAAACATATTGGAAAGTGCAACAGTGGATATTGATGTTGCAGCCAACAGAACATATCTGAAAGGGCGTGGTGAAGATGTGTCGAGTATGTCAGATGATGATCTTAAGCAGGCTAACACGGGTTCAACTGTATTTTTAACAGCGAAGATTAGTATTCTTGATGCTATTGAGGATATTGTGTTACCAATCGAGATTTAGAGATAAGGAGGCAGAAAAATGGCAGCATATAAGGCAGAGAAAACCATAAACGGAACTTGGGGACAGCTTTGGATTGATGATGAGGAGATGGTAGAGGTCATATCATGCGAAGCTAAGTCGAGTTTGACAAAAACAGAAGTTAATCAGACCGGAACTTTAAGTAAAGGTTACAAAGTTACTGGGATTGACAATAAGGGAACAATAAAGCTGAATAAAGTAACATCATTCTTCATCAAGAAACTTTCAGATTCGATAAAAGCCGGAAAAACTCCGGTATTTACAATCCAGAGTAATCTTGCCGACCCGGATGGAATCGGAGCGGAGCGTGTAATCTTAAAAGGTGTTCAGTTTGATGAGTTGTCACTTATCAACTGGGAAGCCGGGAAACTTGGCGAGGAGTCATATGCGTTTACTTTTGCATCTTGGGAAATTAAAGATGTAATCGACCATGAAAAGTTAAAAGATTTCTTAGAAGCAGCTTAAAATCATATACAGAAAAATTTTGTTCAAATGCATCCGATTTTTGGATGCATTTGTTTGTAAAAAAGATAAGGAGAAAAACATATTATGAATAATTTAGTAGACAGATTGATGAAAGCAGATAAAGCAACAATAGGAGAACTGAGAACGGATGTATTCTATTCTCAGAAACTTGCGGATATTCTCGGAGAAACAGAACCAGTCGAGATAAAAATACATGAATTAAAGGCACGCAGGATGCAGGCGATACAGAGCGATCAGATTAAAAATAATGGTGATGTAGATTTTGAAAAAGTCTATGATGCACAGCTTAGGATGTGCGTCGAGGGTATATCAGAGCCAAACTTAAAGGACAAGGAACTTCAGGAGCATTTCGGTTGTTCGCTTGCTACAGAGCTTTGCGAAAAGCTGTTTAACTCGGAGGCGGCACTTATAGGTGATGCAATCGCAAACCTTGGTATCAAGATAAATGATAAAAAGACAGAGGATGAAATAAAAAACTCATAAAGACGGATTGGCGGGTAAATTTAATGTACCTGCTTTTTCGTTGGCATCACAAACTCCCACATGAGTTCTATGACCTGGAATTAGGTGAACAACAGGTTATAAAAGCGTTTATGAGTTATGAAGCAGATGAGCGAAATAAGGAAGCAAAAGAATTAGAAAAAGACGGGGGTGTATGACTTGGCAAATAGGTTTATTGATGTAACTTTGCGACTTATAGACAGGGCAACTACCCCATTGTCTAATGTCGGTGCAAAACTTACTGAGAGCAGCAGGCAATGGATAAGGGCAGGCAACCAGATACAAAAGACCGGGCAGAAGATAAGTCGGATTGGTTCAAGTCTAACAAAATCTGTAACAACACCAATAGTTTCCATGGGTGTTGTGGCTGTTAAAAATTTTGGCGAAGTAGATAAAAGTATGCGTCTGGTAAGGTCTACTATGGGCGAGACAAAATGGGAAACAGAGGATCTTGCAAAAGCTATAAAAAAGTCTGCTGCGAATTCAGTATTTTCAATGCAGGATGCGACAAATGCAACATTAAATTTTGCAAGACAGGGATTTAATGCTAAACAATCAGCAAAAATGTTGACGCCAGCACTTGATTTAGCAGCAGGTACGGCAACGGATTTATCAACTGTTTCGTCAGGGCTTGGAAACACTTTAAAAGTGTTTAGTTCGCAGGGATTAACAGCAAGTAAAACAGCAGATGTACTTGCAAAAGCTCAGGCACAGGCAAATACTACTACTACAGAGTTATTTAATGCCATGTCAGTTGGTTCTAGTACATTCAAAACAGTTGGGTGGTCAATGCAGGATTTAGCAGCTATAACAGGGGTGTTTGGTGACAATTTTATAAGTGGTTCAGAAGGTGCAACGGCAATGAAAACCGGACTTGCAAGACTTTTGTCACCTAGCAGTAAAGAAAGCGCAAACTGGATGAAAAAACTTAATCTGAACTTAGTTAATTCTAATGGTACGATGAAGTCGATGACGAATGTTCAGGGACAGTTACATAAATCATTTTCAAAATTGACACAGGAACAAAAAGTGCAGGCGGCTTCTGCTATTTTTGGAAAAAATCAGATGAACAAATGGTTGACTTTGATTGGAACAGCACCAAAAACTGTAAAAAAATACCGAAATGCACTTGATGACACAAAAGGAACTGCCAATAAAATGGGAAATGCTTTAATGAGTGGTGTTGGCGGCTCTATCGAAAAGATGAAGTCAACTTTTGATGTTTTCAAATATAGCGTCGGTGAAACGATAGCAAAACCAGTAAAAAAGATTATAGACAAGATTACTGATTTAATGGAGAAATTTAATAAGCTTGATGAAACACAACAGAAAAATATTGTTAAATTTGCATTGTTAGCGGCAGCAGTTGGCCCGGCTGTTTTGGTGTTTGGAAAAATGGTGTCAACTGTAGGTAAGGTTACAATAAAGATAGGAACGCTTGGGAAAATGTTTAGGACATATGGGACTGTTGCAGGAATGCTTACATCTCCTAGTGCAATAGCAGTCGGAGCGGTAGCGGCGATAGCAGTGGCAGCACTTTTGGTAATAAAAAATTGGAGCAAAGTAAAACCTGTGCTTTTAAAAGTGAAGGATTGGTTTGTGACGACTTTTGAAAAAGTTAAAGTGAGTATGCAACCGTTTCAAAAAATTTGTTCCAGTGTAATTGCTCAGGTTATAAAGAGTATTAAAAGTCTTAAACCTACTTTTGATAAAATGGTAAAGACAGTAATAAGCAATTTACCAAAGATGCAAAAGACAGCACAAAAGTTATTTAATACTATAAAGCCTATTTTAAGTCAAGTTATTAATCTAATTAAAAAGATTGCAAATGCAGTAGGCGAAGTGCTTATATATGCATTCAAGAAAGTAACACCGATTGTAAAAAAGTTTGGTGAATTATTTAATGTGGTTTTTCCTCTTATTGTTTCCGTTGTTCAGAATCATATTAATAAAGTAATTGCACGAATGAATTGTTTGAAACCTGTAGTAATAGGAGTTATAGGTTTTATAAGCGGTGTGGTTGATACTTTTAAAAAATACATCAAAGATATGATAGTTGCGATAACAAAAATTTTGGGAGGGATTATAGATTTTATAACAGGAATATTTACAGGAAACTGGAAAAAGGCATGGGATGGTTTAAAGAGCATTGTAAGTGGCATTTTCAGCGGAATTGTAGCAACAGTTAAAAGAAATATAAATCTTGTTATTGATGTTGTAAATGGTGTTATAAAAGGATTGAATAGTATTAAAATTCCAAAAGGGATACCGGGAATTGGAGGAAAAGGAATAAATATACCTTTGATTCCTAAATTAGCAAAGGGTACATCAAACTGGCAGGGCGGTATCGTTCAGGTGCATGAGCAGGGCGGTGAGATAATCGACCTGCCGAAAGGTTCAAGGGTATATCCGCATGACAAGTCAGTGCGTCAGGCATATAAAGACGGTCAGGCAGCAGGAGGAAGAAAGACTGTAATTCAGATTCCTAAGCTGGCAGATACGATTGTAGTGCGTGAAGATGCAGATATTGACAAAATTGTTGATAAATTAGCAAAGAAACTTGAAGATACAGCAAACAATGTAGGAGGCGGTGACTTTGAATATATATATTAAGTATGATAAAGAAAAGGTGCGGCTTCCTGTGCTGCCGTCAGAGTTTGAGATGTCAGCAACACAGGGTAACACGACAGTAGTTATACATGATTTTGGAGAACTAAATTTAAAAGGTGACAGAGGGCTGTATAGCATATCTCTGTCATCTTTTTTCCCAAGTGAATATTATTATTTTTGTAAGTGTAAACCTAAAGCACCATCAAAATATATTAAGATTTTCAAAGAATTATTTGAAAAGAATGAAACTGTACAGTTGATAATAACAACAACACCTATTAATTTTTTCTGCACAATATCAGATTTTGCATATTCTAAAAACGATGGGACGGGTGACATAAATTATACGATGAAGTTTATAGAATATCGTGAGTGCAAGAATAAGAACACTAAATCAAAGACAACTAAGGCAAGACCTACTAAAAAGAAAAAAGGAGCAAGCAAGAAGTACACATATAGATGGAAAAAAGGTGATATGTGGGCGAAAGTGGCAAAAAAAGAAACAGGCTCATCAAAAAATGCGGCTTATTTAAAAAAAATTAACAAAAAATATATACAGGCTGCAAAAAAGAAGTATTGCAAAACACACAATGTAAAAACAGTGAAAGACAGTATAGCGTTGGTGGGACATGATGTTTTGATAAATGCGGAGTTGTGAAAAAAATGAGTAGAAAAGCAGTATTGAGATGGAATAAAAACAATTCAAAAATTGTAGAATTAAAGTTTAATTCACTAGAATGGAGTGGAACAGACACGCAAGTGTCAAGAGAACTTACTTTTACATTGCCTTACAATCCGTATGATAAAGATTTTTCAAATGCTGGTATTAAGTTGGGAGATCTTATTTATTTTTATTATGGCGGAAAGAAAAAGTTTACCGGGACGGTTACATCAAGAGAAGCAAAAGCAGAGATAGGAACAGTCAGCTATACGGCAAAGGACTTTATGCAGCATCTTTTGAGGTCTAACACGACGATAAAGATTAAAAACATGACTCCGGAAGCAGCAACTAAAAAGATATGCAGCCAGGTGGGGATAAAGACGGTAAATCTTGCAAGAACAAAGGTAAATATATCAAAAATGATATTCAGCGACCAGCCAATTTATGACATTATCGTAGCCCTTTACAGGAAAGCTAAGAAAACTACACATAAAAAATATATGCCGGTGATGAATGGCAGAAATGTGAGTGTAGTGACAAAGGGGACAAGTTCCGGAGTTACGCTGTACCAGGGAAAAGATATAACAAGTGCGACATATCAGGACACGACAGACAATATTATTGACCGTGTTCTGATTTTTAATGATAAGTATAAAAAACTTGGCAAGGTTGAGAATAAGAAAAATGTATCAAAGTATGGAGTGTACCAATCAGTCTATACAAAAGAAAAAGGTGTAAATGCAAAGACGGCTGCAAAGGCACTATTGACAGGAGTGACAAAAGAGGCATCAATCGAAGCATTGGGGAATATAGCAGCAGTCTCCGGAAAAAGTATAAACATTCAAAATAGTGCCGCAAAGCTCACAGGAAAATTTTATATAACATCAGATACGCACAAGTTTGAAAATGGTACGCACACAATGTCTCTGAGTCTTTCATATGCAAACACGATGGAAGAAGGAGCAGATACAGAAAGTACAAAGTCATCGAAGAAAAATAAACCTAAGATTACAAACGTTGCAAAGGCTTATTATTTTGAAAGCGGAACAGTGTTCCATTCGTCAAAGAGTTGTTCATCGTGCAAAAATGCAAAAACAAAAGCGAAAGAAACGACAGTGGCTAAAATTAAAAAGATGAAGAAAAGAAATGGCAAACGCAAATATAAAGCGTGTTCAAAATGTTGGAGTCAGTGAGGTGATAAATAAATGTTTCCATTTGATTTAGAAGATGAAGAAATTGACGCAGAAGAACTTGAGGAAGAAACGGAAAAACAGGAATATGAGGTTGATTTTGAAACCGGAAAACTAACAGGCAGAATGATAAGTGGGATTGAAGCTGTAAAGCAATGGCTTACAATCGCATTAGCAATAGACAGATACAAATATACCCAGTATTCATGGGAAAACGGCTCAGAACTATCTACACTGATAGGACAGGGTTATGAGAAAGACTATGTAGACAGTGAAGTGGAAAGAATGATAAGTGAAGTCGCAGAACTTAATGATGATATAACAGATGTGTCAGATTTTAACATAACTTTTGAGGATGACAGGCTTACAGTATCGTTTAAGGTGTCAACTGTTTACGGAGAGGAGGATATGACGGTAAATGTATGAGGATAGAACACAGGATGTAATCGTTGCGGAAATGCTTGAGAATTTCGGTAAAGATGTGAGGACAGATGAAAACTCACTTGCATATAATGCGTGTGTTAAAACAGCAAGCGAGCTTGAAGATGCGTACGGTGACATAATGGATATTTATGACAATATGCTGCCTGATACGCAGGATTTAAGTCATTTGATAGCATATGCAGCGGAAAGAGGTATAACTTATCATGAGGAAACCGCCCCGATAGTATGTGGAAAATTCAAACAGGATATAGAAATTGGGGAAGTGTTTACCTGTAATGATTATACATATACTGTTGAGGAACTGATAAGCGGATATGATTACCGTCTTGTCTGTGAAACACCGGGAACAGAAGCAAATGCAAATTTAGGAGAGCTTACACCGCAGGATTATGTTGAGGACTATCAGGGCGGTGAGATAACTGAAATACTTGTACCGGGAACAGATGATGAAGATGAAAAAGTGTTCAGAGAAAGAGTTATGCAGTCGTTTAAATCAACGGCATTTGGCGGCAATAAGGCAGATTACAGATTATTTATAGATGCACTTGAAGGGGTAGGAGGATGTAAGCCTATCCGCAGGGATAAAGAGAGCAACTGGATATATGTATGGATAGTATCAGAAGAAAAAAAGGCTGCATCGTCAGAGCTGGTCAGTAAGGTGCAAACTGTGATTGACCCGGAACAAAATCACGGCGAGGGTGATGGCATGGCACCAATGTGTCATAATGTTCTGATTAAATCTGCACTTACACAGAGTATTGAAGTAAAAGCAATTATTGAATTTGACACGGGTTATAGTGCAGAAACATCGGAAACTCAGATAACAGAAGCAGTTGAAAAATATATTTCCTCACTTCGTGACTCTTGGGAGTCAAATGAATTAAATGATACTATAGTCCGAACGGCGAGGATAGAAGCGGCAATATTGAATGTTGAAGGAGTAAAAGACATATCCGTACAGCTCGATGGAAAGGATGAAAATGTATCATTGACATATGAATATATACCGATGCTGGGAGGTGTTACGATTGAATGAAGCACCTGAGATAATATTGCAGATACCGGATATAAATCAAACATATAAAGCGGTGGATGTGCAGATGGAAAAATTGACGGCAGCAGTCGAGCAGTTAGAAAAAGATATATTCATTGAGGACATGGGAGAGTATAAAATAAAACGCTGGGAGCAACTGCTGGGGATAACAGCATTTGATGATGACACATTATCTGACAGAAGATTTAGAATCCAGACCAAAATACTCGAAAGACTGCCATATTCGTATCGTGTGGTAGTGCGAAAGCTAAACACACTTGCTCCTGATGGGATGGACATAGAGATAAACAATAAGGATGTGCTTGTAAAACTTGCACTTGCCTCAAAGAAAAAAATAAAAGATGTAGCCGAGATGCTGGAAGTGACACTTCCGCTTAACATGACATACGAAGTTATAATAATGTATCATACATATGGCTATCTCAGTAAATACACATACGGCGAACTGTCAAAGTTCACATATGGACAACTTAGAGAAAGTACGGAGGTGTAAAATGAATAGTACAAAAAATCTGGGATTGAACTTACCGGAAGAAGATGATTTTTTTCATTGGAATCAGCTAAATGAAAACATGGAGAAAGTAGATAAACTTGCTGCTCCTGAGTTTGATATTGCAAAAAAAATTGAAAATTTACAAAGTGGTGAAAGATATGAAACACTATTCTCAAAAATAGCAAAAGCAGTAAAAGAGTTTATCAGCCATATAGATGATAAAAAAGTACACATAACACAGGAAGAGAGGATAGAGTGGGATAATGCAGTAAAAAACATTAAAGCAAATCTGTTAAAACTGACACTTGAAAATGCAGATGTAAATGGTGCAAAATTGTTAAAAAGAAAAAATGGAATATATACACTTTCAGGGACTTGCTCAAATTCAGCTGTAAAAGTTATAAGTTCGACAGCGTCAGCAGAAATAATAAACAGTGTCAAAGGAAAAGAAGTAACTATAAGTCTGAATAGCAATGATGAAAAAGTAACGATGTGGTTTAAAATGCATAAAGGAGCGGGAAATACTGTAATTACGGAAGATTTTGAAGTAAAAGATAATTTAACAATAACTTTGCCGGAGCAACTGCTGGGGATAACAGCTATATTAAGATTCGACGCAGGAACATATCAAAATGTGTTAATTGCCCCTCGATTAGAATTAAGACAGCAGACATATGCAGCACCGTACACGGGAACAAACGAAAATCTTGCAAGTAATGTAGCAGATATATTAAGTAATGTCGAAAAAATGCAGGATACAAAACTTGACAAAAATCGTATAGTCAATAGTCTTGTAACTACGGAGGAGGGTTATGCACTTGATGCAAGACAAGGTGAAGCTCTTGACGGAAAAATAACAGAATTAAAAAAATCTGTCAGTGATGGGAAAAGTGCTATTGCGTCTGCCATCACTAACGAAGGAGTTAGCACGGCATCAGACGCCTCCTTTGAGACTATGGTTGAAAACATTGGAAAAATATTTTATAAAAGATTAGGAATGCAGTTACCTAAGTATTATTATGCCAATGTTCATGCAACAAGCGGTTCGCAAAGTCACCAGTATATATATAGAAATGCTAATACGACAACCAAAGACGATTGGCTAGGACATGAAGAATTTTTTGGTGGTTCATTACCTGCTTTAAATGGATGTATTATTATTACTTGGTTAAGAGGGATTGGCGCTTTTACGATAATGCGGCTTAAATCATCGTTTTTAGGTGTAGATAATTTCGAAACCTTATACAGTAATGCGTTACACTATTATCATCCAGACGGAGGCACAATCAATCTTGTTTCCACAGAAATTAAGCCAGGAGTTGAAATATGTACATTATGTTTAGCATGTCATAGTTAAAATGCAATATCAAAGCTTGCAAGATTATATATAGAAAGGAAAGATTATTATGAAAATTAAATTAAAAGACATCACAGAACTTACTGTTACTGAAAGCAGCACAGCAACAAAAATCACAGCAGATTTTTCTTCAGTAGAAGATATTGAAAACTTCCGCAAGAAACTGACTGACGAAAATCTGTCAGCATTTAGGTACATAAAAGATGATACTGGCGAAATTATAGGAGAGTACAAAAATTATACTTTTGAAACAGTGTCATATCTGTATTCAGAGGAAAAGAGTGTTTTTGAAGCGTCATTTAACATCCGTCAGCTCAGTAATATAGAGGTGAGACTTGCGGCAGTTGAAGCAGGGCAGACTACTCAGAATGATGCCATCGCTGAGATGTCAGAGGTTATTTATAGTGAATAGAAAGGGGGTGGACGAGATGGCGAAATTTTGGTCTGAGAGAATTGCATACGATTTAAATCGTATTGACGAAGTTCCGGCGAAATTAAGAGTAAAAGTAAAAAAATATATCGAACAGCATAGTGAAGCGTAAAGGCTTCTTTTTTTAATGCCTAAAGGCAGGAAAGGAGACACAAATGGCAGCATACGCAATAGAAATAATAATAGCAGTTATTTCAATGCTCGGCACAGCAAGCGGGGCATATTTTGCAAATAAAAAATCAACGGTTCTTGTGGCATATCGCTTGGAGCAGTTGGAGAAAAAGCAGGATGTACATAATCAGGTAATCGACCGGGTTTATGAGCTTGAAAAATCAGTAGCTTTAAATTCGGAAGATATAAAAGTAGCAAATCACAGAATAGAAGATTTAGAAAAGAAATAAGGAGGTTTTTATTTATGTTTAAAAATTGTGTGTTGAATGTAAGTGTTGATACTCAGAAATGGGTGAAATCTGCGACAGTCAGAGCGATTAAAACAATGGCTCAGACTGCAGTTTCGGTAATCGCAGTTGGAAGTACAGTGGCAAATGTTGATTGGAAACTGGCAGCATCTTCGGCAGTAGTAGCCGGAGTTGTAAGTATTTTGACATCAGTAGCCGGACTTCCGGAAGTAAAGTGTGAGGAATAGAATAAATAAGAATGTAAAGTACATGGAAAGTGAGGAAAAAATAATATGGCAAAAATAAAAGCAGTAACAGTACACGGAGGACACAACCCACAGGGTAAAATAGCTTGTGGGGCATCTGACTATATTGACGAGAGCAGAGAGGACAGAATTATTACCAAAAAGGTAATAAGACTTTTGAAAAAGAATCGTATCAAGGCATATAATTGTACCGTGAACAACGGAACAAGCCAGACAGATGTGCTCAGGAAGATTTGTACCAAGTGCAATTCAAAGACGAGAGATATTGATATCTCAATTCATTTCAACTCAGCAGCTCATCAGAAAGTAACTGATAGAAAAACGACGGGGACTGAGGTCTGGGTGAGAGATACCTCCGGTGTCAAAGGAGATTTGTCAAAGAGAATATGCAACCAACTTTCAAAAGTAGGTTTTAAGAACCGTGGTGTAAAGACAACATCGGGATTATGGGTTTTAAATAAGACAACAAAGCCGGCACTTCTTATTGAGGTGTGTTTTGTATCGGATCCGGACGATGCTAAACTTTACAAGAAGAACAGAGATGCCGTAGCAAAAGCTATAGTGCAGGCGATATTAAACTATAATAAGGTGCATTAGTGATAATTAAATGCAAAGTAAGATGTTGCATAATATGTGATATTATATTATAATGCAATAAGAAAGAGCGGTGACAAGACCGCCATTTTGATGTGTGTGTGGCTGACTTTAATTAGTCAGCCTTTTCTTAGGTATATTTTATTATGAGGGAAAATTGGTGAAATGTTTTTTACTATGATGGCATTGTCACCATATTGCCACCATACACAAAATCATAAAGAAAAGACAAACAAGGATTTAAAGATTAAACTCTATAAAATATACTAGATTTAAGGACTGACGGAGACTTATAAAGTCTTTGGTTTTCAAAAGTGATAAACGGTGCATGTGGAGACGGTAGTACTGCTTTCCCACAAAAAGCCAGACGGACATATCAACGTAAAAGTTGAGTTTGGTGAGGGTGAGGGAAAAGTTCCGCTTGATAATATTGCTAAAAGAGCGGAAAGTTACAAGCCCAAAGAACGAGTGACCTACAAAATGATAAAGGAGTACATAGAAGCTAAATACGGCTTCAAAGTACATACCGCATATATCGCAGAGGTAAAGAGAGATTTAGGCTTGCCAATGTATGATGCTCCTAATGCGGTAGAAGAATTGAAACAGCAGAGGAAGCATCCGACACCAGAAAAGGTAGAAGCAATCAAAGATGCTTTGAAATATTTTGGGGTTATTTAATAGGTAGCCTGTTTATAGAATATCACATGGATTAGTAAAGCAAATAAATGATGGAAAGGGTGAGGATTATGGGTGGAAAAGAAGCATCACGGGGATTTTTATACCAGGGGTTTGCTTCAGTATTAGAGGCCTTAACTGATAAAGGTAACTGGGATAAGATATATGTCGAATTGCCAACATCAAATGATAAGGTTGATATAGCATTAGAGCAGCAAAATCAAATTGTTAAATGCATACAAGTAAAATCAACGATAAATACTTTTACCAAATCAGACATCAAAATATGGCTAGATGACCTTATAAAGGATATAGAAAGTCCTGAATATGAATTGTTTTTAATCGGGCAATGTGATAAGTCCGCCAACACATTTATAAAGTCAATCGAAAAGTATTATGGGAAAGTGCTTGATAAAGAAGCAAAATCGTCGCTAAATGGGTTTGATACAGATTTGCTTGATAATAAGAGAATACGGTTTTTTATTTTGCCGTTTGAAATAGAAGTTTTAGAAAGAATTGTAAGAGATTCGTTGCATCAGTATATTTCAGATAGCAATCAAATGATGACGTTTGACCAAATTAGGTTTATTGCTTCAGCGACTGTAAATGATCAGATGATTTCTTCAACACATGGTAAAGGTATTGATAGAAAAGAATTTGATGAAGAAATGGAAAAACGCATTTTTCTTGTTGCCGATAAGTATTCCCCTAAAAGAATATCTATTGGTGTGAAAAGCTTTACCCGTGGAGCAGAAAACTTGGAAAAAGACACAGAGAGTTGTTTATCATTCATTAATAAGTTTGATGGTCGCAATATAAAGGGTGAATACGATTGGAACAAAGATATTTATAGAAATTTGGAGGAATTTTTGCTCACAAATACAAGCAACAAGTATGCATATCAAATATTTTTAGATACACATGCGTCTATAGCCTTTGCAGCAGGAAGAATTCTTGATAGTAAATCAGGTATCAACGTATTTCCGATACAAAAATCGTCGACCAATGGCACTGTATTATGGGATGTGAAACTGTTATCTAAAAGGAACTATACTAATTGGGATATTTCCCACGAAAAGTTTAATGAGAATCAATATGATTCTGCATTAGTATTAAATGTCACTCGTAACATTTACAATGACGTGGTAAAATTCATAAAAGAAAACAATCTATCAATTGGATGTATCATTAATTGTACGCCAAGCGATGTTGGTGCTACAAATTTTTCAATAGAAGATGGAACACATGCAACTGCTTTAGCTAATTCAGTTTATAACGCTATTGGCAGAAGAAGCACTGTGGAACGGCGTGCAACACTACATATTTTTGCTGCTGCTCCAAATGCATTTATGTTTTTCTTAGGTCAAAATTCAGTTGGATTTGGCAAATGTATTCTATATGAATATGATTTTGAGCAAAGGAATTCTTGTACATATTCACAATCAATAAGTTTTACTAATTAAGGGAGGATTATTT